CCACATAACCGTTAATATTATTCCAATTAAATCTTCCTCCCGGTGTATTGTATAAATGAATATTTTTCTTACCATCAGGTAATCCGGTAATTCTATAGGTAAGTGAACCTCCTAAAATTCTACTCAAGACATTTGCCTCTTGCATTCTCACAAGATAATCAAAACCTGACATCATAAAGTAAGAACCTTGATTTCCCATTTGTGCGAATCCCGCCTCATTAGCTCCAAGACCTATACCAGCACCAAATCCACCGGCAGTGGCACCTAATCCAAATGCATTCCATGGTCTATCACTAAACCATAATAATTCATTAACCTCACGACCTGCAGGGATTTCGTATGTTTGAGTATTTGCACTTAAGATAAAATAATCTTTCTTCAAAACCCATGGACCTTCTGTTTGAAGACCTACAATTTTTGAATATGAATAACTAAATTGTTGTTCAAAATCCATTGTTCGAGTAATCAATGCTTTTGCAACTGATTTCTCATTCATGTTTAGGTTAACTAAATTAACCCATTGACTATCTATTAACCACTGAAGAACGTATTCTTCGTAGTCTCCAATAGATAATTCCATTAATGAGTCCATCATTTCATCTTCAAGTTCAACACTTCTAAGTGGAGCACCTAATTGATGTTTGACTCTTGTATAAATTTTACTTCTTTCTGGTTCCGGTATAACTGCCATAACTATAAATATATTGTTAAACGTTATTGTATATCATATAATAATGAGTCCAATGGAAAAAGGAAATTACCATTAACTATTATTGGTTTTTTATCAAAAACTAAAACATTTTTCCCTTTTTGAAAAACCATTAAATCGGTTTTATAAATCTTTACACTTGCAGTCCCTTCGAGTAAAATACCATCATCTGTCATTTTTTTCTCTCGGAAGGGTTTAACTTGAGCGGTTTTGGTCACACCATCTTTGGTTATTTCTAAATCAATTCCACTAATCGCGTCTTTTTTACTTCCAAGTTCACCGACAATTTCAACTTTAACTCCTTTACCAAAATATCTTCTCAATATTGAAGCTGTTATTTCTTCACGTTTTGAACCCGCGGCATCTTTTTCAATTAAGACCTTTAACAAGTTTTGAAATGTTGAACTCTCTCGATTAAATATTTTAAATTTATAATGGTTAATTGCGGAAATAAATCTTAAAGCTTCTTTCTTTTGTTCTTCTGTGTTTTTATTTTTAAAATTAATTGGTGCGTTTTTTGTTAATTTATTAATAACTTGATTTAAATCATTTAATAAAATACAGAATGTTGTATAATTTGTATTTAATTTATTAATTATTGACCTCCCTGTTCCTTCTAAATCATAAACACCTGACATTTGGTTATTAGGAGGATTTTCAACATAATTCTCAGAAAAAACTTCTCTCATGATTTTATCGATACCTTTCATGTAAATCCATTTAACATCTTCGTTAGTGTTAAATAACTTTCTATAAAATTCGTTTTCATCTGATGAACACATTTCTGATTTACCCTCACTCAATATTAGTTTTATTTTTGTGGACTCTAAAAGTTTTGTTTCAGTTTTCATTTCATATAATTTAGAAACAAAATCCCAATTTACAACTTTCCAAAAGTTTGAGATGTACTCATCTCTTTTATTCCTATACTTTAGATAGTAAGCGTGTTCCCATAAATCTAATCCTAACAACGGGAATCCACCACCTTCGATAACATTCATTAGTGGATTATCTTGATTTGGAGTAGACATAATTTTTAAAGTATTTCTTGATGTTAAAACTAACCATACCCAACCCGAACCAAATCGTTCTTTTGCAATTTTTTCAAATTCTTTTTTAAAGTTAGGAAAACTACCATATTGTTTGGTAATTTTATTTAAAAGTTCTCCTTTAAGTTTTGTGGGTGTTGGTGACAACATATTCCAAAATAATGCGTGGTTAAAAGCCCCACCGGCATTATTACGAATTGTTTTATCAAATCGACTAATTGTTTTTATGATTTGTTCTAATTCTAAATCCCCGTATTTTTTCTTTGAGAGAGCATCATTTAATTTATCCACGTATCCCTTATAATGTTTGTTGTAGTGAAATTCCATCGTTTCGGGGTCGATGAATTGTTTCAAGGCTGAATAAGAGTAAGGTAATTTTTCAATTCCTATTTTCTTCATTTCTGTAATCAACAGATTTTTTTCCTTAAGTACGTGACTTTCAAGGATTGTTGTTTCTAACTGTTGAATTTTTTGTTCTATTTTTTTCATATGTTTGGATTAACCATTACATATAAATAATCAAAAATTGTTTTAACGACGCATTTCATTAATTCTCTTTAAAATTTCTTGAGCTGCGTCGGCAGTATTTTGATTATCACCCATAACGGTTGCAATAACTTGTTTCTTATTGTGGAGTATATCGTAAATGATTCCCTCGATTGTATTTTCAAAAATTGGGTAATAAACTAATACATTATTTTTTTGACCATATCTATATGCTCGGTCTTCTGCTTGTGCGTGGTCAGATGGTAAGAATGATAAGTCATTAAAGATTACTGCCTCTGCGGAAGTTAAAGTAATTCCGACACCGGCTGCTTTAATATTCCCAACAAATACTTTTATTTTATCATTCTCTTGAAATTGGTCAACACTAAACTGTCTCTCAACTTTGGACATTGACCCATCAAGTTTAACCGATGCCTTTCCAAAGTGTTCAGTAATTTTATTTAATGAATCGGTAAAATTACAAAAGATGATTACTTTTTTATCTTGTTCAATAATATTTTCAGCAATTTCAATTGTTTGAGAAATTTTCTCATCTGCAATAATTTGTCTAATTTTAGTTAGTTTGGTGAATTGTACTGTTAGTGATTTTGATTCTTCAGGGTTTTTTTCATACCAATTATAATAATCACCCATTACTTCCTCATACATTTTTGATTTTAATCTCAAATAAACAGGTGTAATAATTTTATCAGGTAAATCTAAAACATTCTCTTTTAATCTTCTTAATGTTAGACCAACTGTTCTATCTCGTAATTCTTCAAGGTTTGATGCTCCTTGGACATTCCAAATTTTTCTTGGACCAACTTTAAATTGAAAACCGGCACAATAACGAATAACATACGCCATCCAATTCTTGGCAACAGGTGAATCAATTAAACTAAGTAAGTTAAAATAATCTATTGGACGGGAAGTCATCGGTGTACCGGTTAACAACCATAATCTATCAACACTCTTGGTTATATCGTTGATAAGTTTTGTTCGTTGAGCTTGAGCGTTTTTAATATAATGTGCTTCATCAATAATAATCAAATCAAATTTTGACATTAAAATGAGAGAATCGTCTTTCTTTTTTGGGTCGTGAAAATTCTTTATAATGTCGTAGTTGACAATAACAAAGTCATCTTCTGTACTAAATTGTTTTCCTTCTGAAATAAAAATTGGTCGGTCAGAATAATTTTCAATCTCTCGTTTCCAGTTAATTTTAAGAGTCGCCGGACAAATAATTAAAATTTTCTTTGCTCCGGTCTCTAATGCGGCAATAATCGTTGAAGTGGTTTTACCAAGACCCATATCATCGGCAAGGATAAACTTTTTATTCTCAACTAATTTTTGGATAGCTTCTTTTTGGTGTTCAAGAGGGGGACGATTAGAATATTTTGAATAATCAATAACAACATCCTTAACGGTATTATCTTTAATGATGGCGGCTTTAGGTAACCAAAAGTGATATAATTCCTCGTTTTCGAATACTTTACCCCAAATATGAAATGCCTTTTCTTTATCAGATAATAGTTTTTCTACCCAAACTTTTTGTGGTATTTCGGTGTATAGTTTATCATCTGCAAGTTTTTGTGCAAAGTAGGCATCAAGAATAACCCATTTCTTAGCGACTTTGGGTTGTTTATCATGATTGTTAATAATGTATTCTGATTGACTCCTTGTGGGATAAAATTTTCTATTTAATTGAGACTTTCGTTTTAACTCAATCAGGTAGTTATTACCACCTTCATAGGTTTCCAATAGGGACAATGCTTTTGACTCGAGACTTACATCCATCTATACAAAAAATATTTGAATTAAATATAGTTGATATTGAAGTATTTATCAATATATGCAAAAATTAGTTCCAATTACAAGATTAGGTAAATTCTTCGGAGCGGAGGATTACGCTTTAGACATCGGTATGGGTGAGGAGTGGTTATTGGGTGATATGAACTTCACGGTAATCCTATATCGTATCGATAGATATAAAACCAAAACAGATGATGTTTATGGTGAGGTTACGGAAGATGGTATCCAATTCATGGCCCCTGTTGAATTACAAGGTTTGGTTCAGGTAATGGCTCCAACATCTAAAAATTATGGTAATTCTCGAGTTGAATTACAAGAACCGGGTAATATGAAATTCTCATTGTATCAGAAAACTCTTGATGAATTGGGTGTTGAGATATTCCAAGGAGATTATCTTGGGTATTATGAAACTGAAGACCGAGTTAGATATTATGTAGTAAGTGATGATGGATATGTTAGGTCAGATAATAAACACACGTATGGTGGATATAAACCATTTTATAGAAGTGTTGTTGCCACTTATGTAAGTGAAAACGAATTTAGAGGAATATAATGTGGAATACATAATAACAGAGAGTAAATTATTTAACGCAATCTATCAGTATATTGATGGGTCATATGATGTGGATAAAATTGATTATTTTAATCCAACAACTTGGAATGATGATGAACATGATGACAAAGAAAATCCATATATTACGGAGTTTTTTAAGACTGAATATGATGGTGATTATGATGAAAATGGGATGTTATTTATTTATATTGTAAAGGAATATTATTCAGATGAACCTTCAAGACAATCTTTTATAAATCAAACACCAATTTTAATTGTTAATGATTATGGAACGTTAGAAACAATGTTTGGTGAATATTGGAAAGGACCTTTTAAAAAATGGTTTGAAAATAAATTTGAATTACCCGTTAAAACAATTGTAGCTGATTAATGGAATACATAATAACAGAGAGTAAATTATTTAATGCCATCTATCAGTACATTGATAGTTATCTAAACCCAAGTGAAATGGATTGGGTCTATGGGACTGGTTCTGACGAAGATGGTTATGAGGATATAGATAAGGATGATGAAAACTTTTTAATGTTCTTTAAAGGAGAATGGAATGGGGAAGATGATACTGACATAGTTTTTTATTATTTTGATGTGGATTATTATGAAAATAATCCATCAACTAAATCGTTTAGAAAACAAGCACCTATTTTAGAAGTTATGGGCAAATATGGTGAACATTTAGACACTATGTTTGATGACCATTGGGTTGAACCTATGAAAAAATGGGTTCAAGATAATTTTAAATTACCGGTTAAATCGGTATCAACACATTATTAATAATGAAAGTATTAGTTAAAGAATCTCAATTAAGAAGAATATTTGAAATTGTCACAAAAGATAAAGTAATTTGTGACGAGTGTGGTTGGTCATGGGATTTAGCTGATGGTGGTGACGACCCTTATATTTGTCATAAATGTGGACACGATAACTCAGAAGAAAGTCATATTGGAAAAAGAGTTATGGTTTATTATAACCTTCACAAACATACTTTTTCGGTAACATATAAATCTAAAGTCATAATGCATGCGGATTATGTTAAATTAGGGGATGTTGAGTTTAGAGTTAGAAAAGGTGGGAAAGACAGAGTTCGTTCGGAAAAATCAAAAAATGTCCATGCGTTTGTTATTGGGGATTTAATGGATTTTTGTGAATACCCTTGTGATGACATACCAACACCATCATCAGATATGATTGTTACCTATAATCCATACAAGTATGATTCATTTGTTTATAAATCAAGTGGAGAACCAATTTATAGTGCAACTGAAGTTGATATGATAAATTCACAAAATAAATTATTTGTAGTTAAGAAATAAAATGCCATTACCAAAGAAAGTTATACCAACATTACCATTAGTACCACAGAAGACATTGTCTGCTCGTAGGGAACAACTATTGGAATATATTAATAAAGACGGAACATATCTTCCTAAATCAGTACTACACGCCGATTTAGATAGAGGAATGTTAGATTTTGTTAAAACTGATTTAGAGGTTGTCACCGCAGGGAAAATAGTTCCAATGGTGGATATTATAATCACAACTCAAAACTGGACTCAATACGTTGAGACTGCCTTATTTGTGGATTTAGATTATAACCCATCCCCGCCCTTTATCACGGTAGTTAGAAGTCCTGAAGTTAAGTTTGGTACCAATCCATCATTACAATACACAATCCCGGATAGAAAACAATTCTATTATGCATCTGTTCCAACTTGGAATGGAAACGAACAAGGAATGGATATCTACACAATACCTCAACCGGTTCCCGTGGATATCAATTATAGTGTTAAGATAATTTGTAATCGAATGAGAGAACTTAATCAGTTGAATAAAATAATTATGCAGAAGTTTTCATCAAGACAGGCATATACATTTATCAAGGGTCAATACGTTCCAATTATTATGAATAATGTTTCCGATGAATCTCAAATGAGTTTGGAGTCAAGGAAGTATTATGTTCAATCATATGATTTTACCATGTTAGGTTATTTGATTGATGAAGAAGAATTTCAGGTTAAGCCTGCAATTGCAAGAGTGACCCAACTTATGGAATTAACAGGAACAGGCAATACTAAAAGAGAAAAATTCCCAAAAAATCCAAATGAGTTTTTAGAGAATTATTTATTTATTGTAGGTAATGATAGTTTAAGTGATGTAGTTGCGTATACTGCAAATCTTTCTTTTTCAAATTGGATTAACGTAGATTCATATGATGTCTATATTAATGGAGATTATTTTGGGACGGATGTTCAAAATATTCAAATAACCACTAATGATATTTTACGTATTGATGTTATTAAAACTAATGATAGTTTAGAGTCAACAATTCAGTTTGAAAACTTATTAGTTTAATTCTCACCGTAGATATCTTTCTTCTCTTTACAGGTTTCTACGATTAATTTTTCCAAAAACTTATAAATTTTTAATCCTCGCTTTTCACAGTACTTTTTCAGTATGTCGTGTACGGCGGGGTCAATTTTAATATTCTTGATTTCTTTTGTCTGTTTCATAGGTAGAAAAAAGGTAGAATTAATTCATACTCTTTACAAATACATATCTAAAAGTAAAGTTTTTTGATATTTTATTGAATATTTATCTATAAAATAAATCTGCAATAGAATAATTAGATAATGGCAACAGCACAAGCAAATCAAAAAGTTTTCGTTTCACCGGGGGTATACACTTCTGAAACTGACTTATCATTCGTAGCACAAAGTGTGGGTGTTACTACCCTAGGTTTAGTTGGTGAGACTTTAAGAGGTCCTGCATTTGAACCGGTATTCATAACAAACTACGATGAGTTCCAAGCCTTTTTCGGAGGAACAGAACCAACTAAATTTGTTAACACACAAATCCCTAAATATGAGGCGGCATACATAGCTAAATCTTACTTACAACAATCGAATCAGTTGTTCGTGACAAGAATCTTAGGATTGTCAGGATATGATGCTGGTCCATCTTGGAGTATTAGAGTTACTGCAAATGTTGACCCAACAACAATTACACAAAGTCCAACCGGAGCAACTGCTTGGTCTGTATCTTTTACAGGTGCAACGAGTGCGGGTACCGTTAATTTTATTAGTGGTTCATTCCCATCTGCGGTTCAGACTAACTTAAACACACAATATAGATTATCTGATGGTAGCGTATCTACATTTGACACTGATTTTACTGCAAATATTTATAATGCAGTTGATAATAATACTTTAACTGCTACAACAGCATTTATTTATGGAGCAATTCCTGAAACAGATTATTATAATATTACGAATAATTACACAACAGTTGTAAATGAATTTGGTTCAGATACGAATAACTTAGCAACTAACGATTTATCGGCATCTGAAAATGACTCATGGTTTTATGCTAACTTTAATAATTATACAGGTAATGCTTATACAGGATACTCATTTGATTATAATATAAGTGCTTTATCAGTTACAGGAACAGGTGACTCACAAACTTTCTCAGGAACAATTTCGGGTGATTACTATACATTTATTGGTACTGCTTATACTGAATTTAACAATATGGTTGTAGCAACACTTCGTTCAAGAGGTATTTCATTATATACTAATAGTTCGACAAGTGATAATCATGGACAAATATATGAAGTAAATAATGAAAATAATGTTACGTTATTAACAAACGAACAATATGTGGATACGGATAAAAATCCTTTTGCATCATTTGGTTTATCAGGTGTAACAAAAGATGGAGACATTTTTACGTTCGAAACTAATTTATCGGCAACTTCATCTAAGTTTATTACAAAAGTGTTAGGTGTTGATAATTTTGGAAAATCAAGAAATGAGGTTCCTTTATTTGTTGAAGAAATTTATCCAAGTTCATTGGCATATGCTTTCAATCAAGGTTATATTAAAGGTATTAACCCTCAATTAGTTGCATTACCTGAAGCTAGAAGTGAACAATCAAATTCAATTGCTTATAGTGTTGAAAGATATCAATCACCTAGTACACCTTATTTGGTGTCAGAATTAAGAGGTAATAAAGTTTATAAATTATTTAAATTTGTTTCAATCTCTGATGGGGGTACTGCAAACACTGAAGTTAAAGTGTCTATCGCAAATTTATCATTTAACAATATGACATTTGATGTTTTAGTTAGAAATTTCTTTGACACGGATTCAAACCCTATTGTTATTGAGAAATTTACTAATTGTAATATGGACCCTAATTCTAATAACTTCGTTGCTAAAAAATTAGGTTCAACTAATGGTGAATACGCATTATTATCAAAATATGTAATGATTGAGTTGGCTGATGAGGCACCAATTGATGCAATACCATGTGGTTTTGAAGGTTATACTCAAAGAGAATATGAATCAGTGACTAACCCATCACCATACCCTGTATTTAAAACAAAATATTTTTTCCCTGGTGAGACAATCGCTAACCCTCCATTTGGAACCCCAACAGGTAGTTCAAATTTAGTTGAATCACCTGGTGATATTGTTAGAAGAACTTATTTAGGTTTCTCAACACAATATGGTATTGACGAATCATTCTTATCATATAAAGGAAGACAAAATCCAGCGTCTTGGGTGAACTCAATAACACCTGTTGAAGGCGCTGCTTGGAATTATGTAAGTAAAGGTTTTCACATGGACTCCGGAGCGACAGTTGTAACAATTTCAAATAGTTATGACACAAGTGGTCAAACTGCTTTTGAATGTGGTGTAGCTGAGTTTAGAACAGACCCTGAAACTCAAGAAAATCCATACTATTTCATTTACTCAAGAAAATATACTTTATGTTTTGCTGGTGGATTTGATGGATGGGACATTTATAGAGAATATCGTACAAATGAAGATAGATTCCAATTAGGTCAATCAGGATTTTTAGCAGGAGCATCGGTATCAACAAGATATCCAAATGCAACAGGTGAAGGTTTATTCAAACGTATTGTAGTTGAAAATAATACTCAAGATTTTGCAAACACTGACTATTACGCTTACTTACTTGGTATATTAACATTTGCGAATCCTGAAGCTACTAATATTAATGTATTAGCAACAGCAAGTATTGATTATGTTAATAACTCAAACTTAGTTGAAGAAACAATTGATATGGTTCAATTCCAAAGAGCGGATTCTGTTTATATTACAACAACTCCTGATTATAGAATGTACACACCGGATTCAACAAATCCACAAGATGTTATCTATTCTCAAGAGGCGGTTGATAACTTAGATAATACTGGAATTGACTCTAATTATACTGCAACTTACTATCCTTGGATTTTAACAAGAGATACTGTTAATAATACACAAATTTATTTACCTGCAACAGGTGAAGTTTGTAGAAACTTAGCATTAACAGACAACATTGCTTTCCCATGGTTCGCATCAGCGGGTTACACAAGAGGTCTTGTAAACTCAGTTAAAGCAAGAGTTAAATTGACTCAAGAAGATAGAGATACATTATACCAAGGTAGAATTAACCCTATCGCAACTTTCTCAGATGTTGGTACGGTTATTTGGGGTAATAAAACATTACAAGTTGCTGACACAGCACTTAACAGATTGAATGTAAGAAGATTATTACTTCAAGCTCGTAAGTTAATATCAGCAGTAGCGGTAAGATTATTGTTTGAACAAAACGACCAAGTTGTTAGACAACAATTCTTAGATAGTGTTAACCCTATATTAGATTCAATCAGAAGAGACCGAGGTTTATACGATTTCCGTGTAACAGTTTCATCATCTCCTGAGGATTTAGATAGAAATACATTAACAGGTAAAATTTACTTGAAACCGACGAAAGCGTTAGAATTTATTGATATTGAATTCTTTATTACTCCAACAGGAGCTTCGTTCGAGAATATTTAATAAAAACCATAAGTGGGGATACGTCCCCACTTTTTAGCCAATTATGAAAAAGATTAGATTAAATGAAGGGATAGATGAAATGGGGACACCCGATATGAAGTATTATGCTTTCGATTGGGATGATAATGTTGTTCATATGCCAACTAAGATTATCCTTAAGAATGAAGATGGTGATGAGATAGGTATGAGTACTGATGATTTTGCTGAGTATAGACATCAAATAGGTGATGAACCATTTAACTATAAAGGTGAAACTATTGTAGGATATAGTGACGAACCATTTAAAAATTTCCAAACACCAGGTGATAAAGATTTTTTAATTGACGCAATGAGAGCCAAATTAGGACCTGCATTTGATGATTTTAGAGAGGCAATTAACAATGGTTCAATATTTTCTATTATAACCGCAAGAGGTCATAATCCTAATACATTAAAAGAGGCGGTATATAATTATATCATATCAGGGTTTAATGGTATTGATAAAGATGAGTTAGTTAAAAACTTAAGAAAGTATCGAGATATTAATGATGATGAAGACATGAGTGATGATGAATTAATTAAAACTTATCTAAATATGAATAGATACCATCCAGTTTCTTATAATGACCCGGAAGGTGCTGCAAATCCTGAAGAGGCGAAAGTTCGTGCGATGGAGAAATTTGTGGAATACATTAAAGAAATGGCCTATGATTTAGATAAAAAAGTGTATTTAAAAAAAGAGGTAAGTAATAATTTTGTTCCTACAAAACCGACAATTGGGTTTTCTGATGATGACATCCGAAATGTAGAGGTTATGAAAAAACACTTTAAAGACAAACCGGACAATATTGTTAAAACTTATTCAACCGCAGGAGGAATAAAAAAAGAATATTAACTAGTTATTAAGAACTAGTATTAAATAAATAATTAAAAAAACTAGTTAAATTAACTAGAATTAAATAAACTAGACTGGAATATAATGATAAAGATTTAATTTCAGAAAGTCAATAAAAATATTTTCCATTTGGATATATTTATGATAATAAACAAAGAAAAACTAATTTAAAATAATATGGCTGATTTATTGATGAAAATG